ATTGCCTCACCGGGGGCCTTTGCTGACCTCATCACCGTGCTCTACATCCTGAGTGGCGCGCGGTACCAGCAGGCAGTCATGCCAGACGCAAAAATTGACTGAGTAGGACTATTCCTATGCCTCTGTCGCTTGTGCAGGTTACTCCACCCGCCACCGAACCCGTCAGCGTGGACGAGTTCAAGATGTACTTGCGTCTCGACACCGATGCGCAAGACACCATGCTGGCGGCCCTCATCATGGCGGCGCGGCAGATGCTCGAGGTATCCCTGTGGCGCCAATGCATCACGGCCACCTGGGCGCTCTTGCTGGATGCCTGGCAACCGGTGATCGAGGTCCCACGGCCACCACTGGCCAACATGATTCCCACGGTGACTGAGCCGGACTTAGGCATTGCGTATATCGACAGTGCTGGCGTGGTGCAGGTGCTCGACCCGGCGACCTATCAGGTGGATATGGCCTCACAACCCGGCCGCATTCTGCTCTCCAGCATGCCGGCGCTGGGGAGCGGCCTCACACCCGTGACGATCACCTATCAGGCGGGCTACGGGGACCTGCCTACGGACGTGCCGGCGCCTCTGCGGCAGGCGATCCTGCTCTTTGCCGCTGATATGTACGAGCACACGGAAGCACAGGCCGAGCACCGCTTAGAGGAAAACACCACGGTATGCCGCTTGATCGGGCCATACCGCAACCTGGAGATGTACTGATATGCCAGCCATTGCTATTACGCCAGCCAGTGTTGTGGCTGGTGCAGACGCGGACTTTTTCCAGGGCTATGCCGGCGCCACGATTACCGCCGGCATGGCCGTCTACGAGGACGCGCAAGACCACAAATTACGCGGGGCCGACTGCGACGGCGGGGCGCGTGCCGCCAACGTCAAGGGCATTGCTCTGCACGGCTCCAGTGATGGGCAGCCGCTGCGTATCCAGATCGCTGGCACACTGGCCATTGGTGGGACGACCGTTGCGGGGGCGCCGTATGCGCTGGGGGCTACGGCGGGGGTTATTACCAACGCCGCTGATGTGCTTACCGGGTCCTTCTATACCGCCATTGGGGTCGGGGCTCCGAACAATCGGTTGAAATTAGCCATTGCCCCATCTGGCCAGGTTGTCCCATGACCGTAGGAGAACGTTATGGCTGAACTGACGATAAGCCCTGCAGCCGTACTGTCTGGGGCGGATGCTGACTTTTATCAGGGGATTTCTGGCGATACCGTCACGGCCGGGAAGACCATGTATCTCGATTCACTCAGTAACCGGCTGCGCCTGGCCGATGCCAACGGCTCGCTCGACAGTGCCGAGGTCGTGGGTGTTGCCTTACACGCGGCCTCCCCAGAGCAACCGCTGCGGGTGCAGACGCGGGGGACGCTGACGCTCGGGATCGCCGCGGGGGTGGGGACCAGCACGGTCTATATCGTTGGCGGCACGCCAGGCGGCATTGCGCCCGTGGCCGACAAAGCGCCGGGCTGGTATTGCTCGCTGGTGGGCGTTGGCAACGCGCAAGCGGGCGTGTACCTGAACCTGTTTCCGTCGCATACGTTGGCCTAGCATGCGCGCTGGAGCACTCAGGCATCGCGTGGAAATCCAGGCGCCGGTGGAAAGCCGTGATGACCTCGGCGGCGTCAGACAAATCTGGATGGTGGTCGGGGAGGCGTGGTGCGATATTCAGCCGCTCAAGGGCCGGGAAGTCTTTGAAGCGCAAAGCATCGAGGGGCGCCTGTCGCATAAGGTCACGTTGCGCGGGACCACCGAACTCGACCCGCGTTGGCGCCTGGTCTGGAAAGAACAAGTGCGGGCTTTCCAGCTCTACTCGGTGCGGGATCTCGGGGAACGGCATAGGACACTGGAAGCGTTGGCCTGGGAGATTCTCGACTAGGAGACACAGGTATGGCAGATGCCATCAGTATGAGTACGGAAGAAAAACGTCTGGTGACGGCGCAGCCGCTCACCGCGGCCGGCAATCCGGCGGCCATTGACGGCGCCGTGCAGTTCTCGGTGACGAGCGGCACTTGTACCATCCAGGCGCTGGAGCCGCCTGATCCCGTCCGCGCCTATGTGGTCAGTGGCGCGGAGCCGGGAGACTCGACCGTGCAGATGGCCTGTGATGCGGATCTCGGCGAAGGCGTCGTGCCCGTGCTCGATACCATGCCGGTGAACGTGACCAGTGCCAGTGCGGCCTCGCTTCAGGTCAGTGTAGGGCCACCGGAGCTCAAATAGATGGCCAGCAATCGGTTCGACATCAGCATGCTCGGCGTGCCGGAACTCTCGAAAGCCCTGGCGGCCTTGCCTGACAAGCTTGAGCGCAAGATCCTCACGCGCGCGTTGCGGCAAGCCGGGAAGTTCTACCTGGCGTTGGCGAAAGCGCGGGTTCCTCGTGATGAGGGGCGCTGGGCCAGTACGCTGCAAGTGCGGGCATTGAAACGGCGTAAGGGCCGCGTGGGGGTGGCGATTCGTGTTGGGACGCGGGCGGAATTAGGCATCGACCCCAAGCAGCGCGGTTTCTACCCTGCCCACCAGGAATTTGGTCATCGAGACCGGGCTGGCGTGCATCATCCCCCTGTAGCGCCCATGCGTATCAGCCTCCGCACGGGGGAAAGTGCCATCCTGGGGATTGTGCGCCAGGAGCTTGAAGCCGGTATTGAGCGGGAAGCGAAGGTGTAGCCTATGACTGTACCCTCCCTCGCCCGCGCGATCTATGCGTATCTCTCAACCTATGCGCCCCTCACAACTATTGTGGGGACACGGATCTATCCAGGTATTGCGCCCACTTCGGCTAGTTTTCCCTATATTACTTTGCACGAAATTATGATTGAGTCGGTCTATTACTTAGGCGGTGCCAGTGCGTCATTTGACTCCATGGTTCAAGTGGACTGCTGGTCACTGGAACCCATGCAGGCGCATCAGATGGCCCAGATCATACGCCTGAGCATGGACGGCATGCCAGCCGCCTGGGATGGCCTCGAAGTCGACGGGGTATTTATCGATAGTGAGCAGGACGCCCCGGAGCCTGCGCAGGACGGGTCGGAACGCGCCTATTTTCGGCGCATCCTAACTATTTCCGTGTGGCACATGCGCGCGGTGCCAGCCTGAGAGGGGGGCCTATGGCCGTCTCGAATAGCCGGGCCAAGATCGGCCTGGGCGCACAAATCGAATTTACGCAAAGCGGGAGTATCGGCGAGATTGTTTCGATCAATGGCGCCATGGGTGTGCAGGGCACCAGCCTCGACGCCTCGCACCTGATGATGCCCACGCTCGATGAGGTGAACAGCAACGGGCAGCAAATTCCCGGCGGTGTGGTGCAGCTCAAGGACTGGAACTTGAGCGTGCACTTTGATAGCGCTATCGGTCTACCAAAGGTGCATGAGGTGCAAACCATCAAGTTGACGTTGCCCAAGCGCACCAATGAAAGCGCGCCGGCGAAGTGGCAGGCAACAGGGTGGGTGAAAGATGTCGAGGTGACCATGCAGCCCAATGAAATCATGATGGCGGCCATTATTATTGCCTTCACAGGGGCGTATGAGTACAGCCGCCCGACGTTGCTGGCATGAGGGACCTATGCTTTCTCGTGAGGACATCTTAGGGGCCGATGATCTGCAGCGCGAACTCGTTCACGTTGAGGAGTGGGGTGGAGACGTGTTCGTGCGCTGTCTCACGGGCGCCGAGCGCGACCGCTTCGAGGCGGACATGCTCAGTGATCCGGAGGAAGACAGCCGCGAGCGCTTCTACAACCTGCGCGCGCGTCTCGTGGTGCTGTCCGTGTGTGATGACAAGGGTATGCCGCTGTTTATGCTCAACGATGTGGACTCGCTGAGTCGCAAGTCGGCCAAGGTGCTCGACCGCCTCTTTACTGTCGCGCAGCGCCTCAGTGGCATGACCAAGGAGGACGTGGACACCCTGACAAAAAACTCCGCGAGCGTCCCGAGCGACGCTTCTGGTTCCGACTCGCCCTCAGTCTAGGGATGTCCGTCAAGCGGGCGCAGCGGGAGGTAGACAGTCGAGAGTTTACCGAATGGCAAGCCTACTGGCAGCTCGAACCATGGGGCGAAGGGCGCGCTGATCTCCGTACCGGGATTCTTGCCAGTACGCTGGCGAATATCCACCGCAGTGGGGAGACCGACCCGTTCACGCCTGCGGATTTCATGCCCGACTTTGGGCGACAGGCGCCAGCGGAAGACCGTGATGCGCTTATCGCCCAGCAGCAACAGATGCTGGAGGCACTGACGAGGGCAGCGGGGGGAGAGATACGTTAGCGAGACAGATGCTGGCGACAAAAGCTTTCAATCTCTTCGCGTAATTTGGCGGTTTGTGCGTGTGGGTCTTTATAGACCGTGAGTAAGACCAATTGGTACGCACTATGCCCAAGAGTCCCATAAGTACCTTGTTTCATGGCCATGTCGTCATTGACACGCAGGGCGTTTTCCACTGCGATGCCAAGATCGCGGTAATGCACAGCCGAAAGAACCATGTTGCCCATGATGGGGCAAATATCCTCATTGGTACTTCTTGCTTTCTTCGCTTCTGCATGTGCAGGGGCGAGAGCTGTGAGGGTTATGAAGGCAAGACCACAGAGGAGACCATTGATGCTTTTCATGGCTACCTCCGATCTGTGCCGAGGAAGCGGGCAATCTCCTTGAGCATCTCTTGCGAGCGCTCATGGGCACGCAGTCCAACACGGTGGATGTCCCAGAGCATGGCGCCGAGGATGGCAAAGAGAAAGACGAGAGTCAGCGTATCGATGGTCATAAGGCACCTCTTCACAGGTGAAAGGGATGGCCTGACATGGTGAAGCATGTAGCTTACGAGCGGGAGCGACCCGCTACCATCCCACGTCAGTATGATAACACAACCACTGTCTTTTATATCGGTCAAGACACGCGAGAACTTGAGTAGAGGATTGTCATGGCCATAGCCGGCTCTCTTATCGTCACGGTGCAAGCCAAAACGGATGCGTTCGAATCCGGTATGCGGAAGGTGCGCACGGAAGTACAGAGCACCCAGAAAGCGGTCACCAGTGCGCAGTCTGGCTTCGAGGCGCTGTCCACGTCCTTAGTCGGCCTGACTGCTGGTGTCCTGTCCGTGCAGGCCCTCAGTACCGCCATGAAGGATGTGGTCAAAGTCGGCATCGAGATGCAGAATCTGCGGCAGTCCTTTGCGGCAATCAGTGGCGGGGCGCAGGCGGGCAACCGGGAATTTCAATTTGTCGTGCAGACCGCCAACAAGCTGGGCCTCGAACTCCAGAGTGTGGCCGGGCAGTACCGCTCACTGAGCGCCGCCACGCGCGGCACCGCTCTGGAGGGCACGGCCACCCGTGACCTCTTCACCGCGCTCTCGCGTGCTGCGCAAACCTACGGCCTTTCCACCGAGCAGCTCGGCCGTGCCCTTACCGCCATGCAGCAGATTATCAGCAAGGGCAAGGTCAGTATGGAGGAGTTGCGCGGGCAGTTAGGCGAAGCCCTGCCAGGGGCCATGCAGATTGCCGCGCGCGCCTTTGGGACGACGACGAAGGGGCTGGAAGATCTCATTACCAAGGGCCTGGACGCCGCGGAATTTACGCGGCGCTTTACCGCGCAGCTCCAGACAGAACTCCCCACAGCGGCGGCCAAGGCGGGGGCCGGCTTTGTCCAACTCGGCAATGAGATTTTGCTCCTCAAAGAACGGGCGGCACAATCGGGCTTGTTGACGTTTCTGGATGCTGCGGCGGGGAAAGCGGCGGCGGTCGCACGAGCCTTGCGCGAGGGGGAGGAGGAACAACGCCAACGCACTGAGCGATTGGCCACACCGACCCTGGGACTCGGCACAACGCTCGATAAACTTCAGGGGGATGAACGCCAGAAGCTTCTTGACCTGACGGAAAAACTCAAGCGCGCGGAAGATGAGCTTCTTGGTCTCCAAGTGGCCAGACAACAGCGCAGTTTTGGCATCATGACCGGCGCGGTTGCCACGAGTGGCGCTATGGCCGAGGCCCAAGCCCGTATCGATGCCCTGAAAAAAGAACGGGATGCCATCGCAGCGACGGCCACTAACCGCGTCCAACAGGAACAAGCCGCTGCCAGCCGCCTCAAGGAAGTGAACGAGCCCTATGTGAACCGCAAGGCGGTTATTGATGCGACCAAGACCAGTAACGACGCGCTTACGACCACCTTCAAAGATCAACAAGTCGCCATCGACAAACTCAACAAGTCTTCTGCCACGACCCCGGAGATTTACGGTCGGATTAACGGCACGCTGCAAGAACAAATTACTTTCCTAGAAAAGCGCAAGGCGATCACAGAGAAATCTCTGGAAACACTCACCGAAAGCATCCTGGCCAGGAGCGCTAAGGCGGAACCCATCCCCACTGAGATGGTGGCCAATCAGGAGGCTCTGCGGCGGCAACTGCGGGAGGATACGGCTGGCATCAAGGCCAAACAGCAAGCCATTCAGGACGCGGCAGCCGCCGAACGCAAAGCCATCCAGGAGACCGAAGCCGCCAGGCGCAAAGCCGCACAACTGGCGGAAGAGGAGAAGCGCAAGGATCTGCAGCAAGCCGAGGAGGTCGCCCGCGTCCATGCCCAGAATATCGATGCGCTGCGCACCCTGGCCGCGCGCTATATCGAAGTCCGCGCCGAGCGGGACGCCGATAAGGCGAGCATGCTGGCAGCAAGCCTGGCGACCTCGCAGTATGCCAAGGAAGCGCGGAACCTGGCCGACGCCATCGCCGATGTGCAACGCATCGAAGCGCAACTTCCCGCCTTGCGGTCTGCCGCTAAGAGTAGCGCTGCGGAGTTCGAAGCCATCAAGGACATCATGCCGGACTTTGAACCCGACATCAAACTCACGCGCCGGGAGCAACTGGCCAAACGCTTCGAGGATCTCAAGAAAGTGACGAGTGATCCTGGCACGCTGGCCAAAGCGCAGCAACAGATGCAGGACACGCTCGCGACGGAAAAGCAAGCCGATATGATGGAACATTTGAATAAGATGGCGGAAGAACTGACCAATACCTTTGTGGACATGGCGGTCACTGGGGAATTTTCGTTTAAGCGTCTGGCTGACTCATTTAGTCGCATGGTGCTCGATATGGTGGCGGATGCCATCGACTTGAAAGGGATGCTCAGTAAGGTGCTGAAGGATCTGGTGGGGCAACCCGCGGCAGGTGGGCAGTCCGGCAGTGGGCTGCTTGGTTCGCTTGGCGGTCTCTTCGGCAATGCGGGCGGTGGCGCGGGCAATGCCGCACTGCAAACGGATATTAGCACGTCCATGGCTGCCAGCCCTGAACTCTTCGCCTTTGGCGGCGGCATGGCCGCAGGCGGCCCCGTCATGCCGGGCAAGTTCTACACGGTCGGGGAGCGTGGGCCTGAGACGCTCGTCGCAGGTGGGGCGGGGACCGTTATCCCCAACGGCGGCCAGACGTTCAACATGACGGTCATCACTAACGATGCCAACTCGTTCCGCATGAACGAACGCCAGATTGCGGCGCAATCGGCGCGCATGCTGTCCCGCGCGCGGCGCAACCTCTAAGGGCGACGATGTTTAGCGAACAGCGCATGCCACTGCCTATATCGCTCAGGTCCTCTGGTGGACCACAGTGGAACACGTCTATCGTGCGCGTGGACTCCGGCTATGAGCAACGCAACGAGCCCTGGGCGCAGGACCTGGGCTCCTGGGACGTGGGGAGCTTTGTCACCACCAACGCCGAGATGGCCACAGTGTTGGCGTTCTATAACAGTGTCCGCGGGCGCCTTGTCGCCTGGCGCTTCCACGATCCCAAGGATTATCAGGCCCTTGACCAACTCCTTGGCACCGGCGATGGCGTCCAAACCACCTACCAGCTCACCAAGACCTACGGCACAGACGCCAGCGCCTATACCAAGATCATCCGGAAGCCTGTCGTAGGCACGTCTCGCATCACCGTGGCTGGCGTGCTGCAAGTGGAAGGCACGGCGTATACCCTCGATACCACAACGGGTGTCATCACATTCCTGGCGGGCCATATCCCGGCAGCCGGGCAGGCGGTGCGCTGGTCGGGCGAATTCGATAAGCCGGCGCGCTTTGATGTGGATCACTTGAGCATGTCGTTTGACGATCTGATCTATGCGCGGCTGAGTATTCCCGTGGTGGAGGTGCGCCTGCCATGAAAGTGATCAGCGCTGGCCTGCTCGACCATCTCAGTCAGGACACCACTACGCTCGCCACATGCGTCAAGGTGACGCGCCGCGATGGCCTGGTGCTCGGCTATACCACGCATGACCTGCCGCTCACCTTCGATTGTGATGGGCTCGGCATGGTGACGTACAACGCCGAGGGCGGCTATAAGCGCAGCGCCATCGAATCGCAGTTAAGCCTGGCTGCCGATAACCTCGAACTGGAAGGCGTGCTCGATGACGACGCCATCACTGATGAGGACCTGCTGAAGGGGCTCTACGATAACGCGGAACTCAAGTTCATGCTGGTCAACTGGCAGGACCTCAGCCAGGGCGTGCTCAAGCTCCGGCGCGGCTACGTGGGCCAGATTACCGTGCACCGAGACAGTTACGTGGCCGAGATACGCGGGCTCATGGACGCCTACAGTACGGTCATCGGCGAACTCTACACGCCGGACTGCCGGGCCGATCTGGGCGACAGCCGCTGCCAGGTGAACCTCGATACCCCCGAGTTCACTGTGACCTGCACGGTTGCCGCCGTCACAGCGCCGCAACCCGGCGAGGGCGGCACGTATATCTTCCAGGTAGAGGAAGACCTCAGTGCGCTGGTGCCAGAAGCCGGCGGCTTGCCGTGGTTCGCCATGGGGAAGGCGTCGTGGCTCACGGGCGCCAATAGTGGGGCGGCTGGCGAAGTGAAGGACTGGGACGCGGCGACCTCCACCGCGACGCTGTTTCTGGCAACACCGTTTCCGATTGTCATCGGCGATACACTGACTCTCACCGTGGGGTGCGACAAGCGGCGTCAGACGTGCAAGGCGCGGTTCAACAATATCGTCAACATGCGCGCTGAACCGTTCTTGCCAGGCGTGGATAAGGCGCTCACGTTCCCTTCTGGGCATGCGGTGTAGCCATGCCTACCGTGGCCGAGGTCCTGACCGTCGCGCGGAGTTGGAAGGGAACGCCCTTTGAACACCAGGGCCGCATGAAGGGGATACGGTGCGACTGTATCGGCTTAATCATCGAGACCTGTCGCGAAGTCGGCTTAGTCGAGGCGGCGGGCTTGCCACCGGGCTGGGATCACGTGGGGTATGGGCGTTTCCCCGACAGTTACGGCATGACGCTGCATTTGCTGGCGTATTTGACGCCGGTGGCCCGGCGGGACATGCAGGTGGGTGACGTGGTGCTCTTTCAGATGGTGACCGGGCAGCCGGCGCATATGGGTTTTCTGGGCGATGGCGGGCAGCCGTTCTCGCTCATCCACGCCTTTGCGGCACGCACGCAGCGTCAGGCGAAAGTCCAGGAACACCGCCTGGGCGGCCACTGGTTGGCGTGCCTGCATAGCGTGTATCGGTTGCCCCTCACACCCGCCCAGGAGGCCCCACACGCCGCGAACGCCCTCGGGGGTCCCTGATGGCACGCACCGCAGTCACCCTGGGATTTACCGTGGCAGGGGCCGCCGTTGGCGCCTATTTCGGCGCGCCGATGCTCGGGGCCCAGCTCGGCATGATGGTGGGCTCCATTGCCGGGGCACTCCTGTTCCCAGGCGGCGAGGACCAGAAAGGCCCGCGCCTCGGCGATTTGCGGATTGGGGATGCCAGTTACGGGGTGCCGATTCCCATTGTGTACGGGACGGCGCGGGTGGCAGGCACAATGATCTGGACCTCGGGCATTGAGGAACGCAGTCACGAGGAAAGCATGAAGGGCGGCGGACCCACCAGCACGACCTACAACTACTACAGTTCGTTTGCTATCGGCCTGTGTGAAGGGCCCATCGACAGCGTTCGCAAGATCTGGTTAGATACCAAATTAGTCTACGATGTCTCGCAGGATAACACCGGCATTATCAATCAACGGACAGGGGAACAGGACCCGCGTGGCCTCATGACGCCGGAGGAGCTCGCCAAGCGCCGGGGGGAACTCCAGAGCGAACTCGCCAAAGTGCAATCCTCCCTGAGCGTCTATATCGGCAGTGACACGCAACTCCCTGATCCGGTGATGGAAGCCCACGAAGGTGCTGGCGAAGTCCCGGCGCATCGCGGCATGGCCTATCTGCTCTTTGCTGATTTGCCGCTGGCGGCGTATGGCAACCGTATTCCGAATGTGGGAGCTGAGGTCCTCCAGCAGAGTACCTTCGCCTATCCGGCGGTGTCCCTGTCGCCCGCGCCGACCGGGCTGGTCAAGGATGATCTCTTGTTTGACACCACACGGCAAATCCTCTGGAGTTGGGCTGATCAGACGATTCTCCAGCTTGATGCCTTGAGCAATACGATTGTGCGGACGGAAGTGCTCAACACCACGCCCATCGGCGGTGGCATCCTGCAATCCTCGAGTCTCGGCATGGACCTGGACGTTGACGGCGCCCTCTATGCGCAAGTCTCCCCCCCGTCTGCGAACCGCCTGGTGCGGATTGACCCCTTGACCCTACAAATTACCCATGTAGCGATCAATCCCTTTACGGGCCTCCCGGCCAATATGGGCTTTAATTCGACGCTGCGCACGTCCCAGATGTTTGTCTGGTGGGCGAGCCTCGCGGGGGAGGTGGGAGTGACATGCGCCAAGCGTCCGGGGGCCATTGATCTGGCCACTGGGGTGCCCATCACGGTGATGATGATTACAGGCTTTTTCTCGTTTGACGGCCCACTGGTGGGCATGCGCGGACAATTCATTGCGATTGACCGGGATGAGCGGGCCTGGGTGATCTGCAGCGGCAACGTGCCGGGGACGTACCTGGTGCACATGGACCCGGTGGGCAACGCCGAGGTGATTGACCTCTCGGCGGATCTGCGCGCGGGGACCCTGCTGGCCTATGATAGCTTCACCCACAGTCTCATCTGTGCCGGCTATACGCCCACCGATCCCATGTTGAGCCGCGTCCTCAAGTTTGACATCGACAGCCGCACCGTCACCCTGACCGGCGATAATCTGGTGGGTATCGGCTATCAGGCCTCCGCCTGGCGCCGCGGCATTGTCGGGCGCGCCCTGTGGGTGGTCGATGGCTCACTTATCCAGAGCCTCGATGTGGATAGCCTGACCATTACCCGCAGTGATGTGACCGATGGCACGACCTTCCCGAACTCGCTCAATTATGGCGGACTCTATGATCCCTCCACGCATGCCTTCTGGACCATTCAGCATGGCAGCACATTTGGCAAATTCTTCTTTGACCGCACCGCCCCGCAGCCCGTGACGCTGGGCACCATCGTGCGCGATCTCTCGCTGCGGGCCGGGCTGGCGAGCGCCGACGTCTTCACCGAGGACCTGACCGAGCCAGTGCATGGCTTTGTCGTATCGCAGCGCAGTGAAGCTCGCGCCTCGGTCGAGCCCTTGCTGGCGGCCTTTCTGGCGGACGGCGTTGAGACCGACTGGCATATTGAGTTCCAACACCGCGCCCTGCTGCCCGCTGCCACACTGACCGCAAACGACCTGGCGGCGCATGAGCCGGGCAGTACGCTCCCTGACGTGCTGACGCCAGAACGCCTCGATGACCAGCAAATCCCCATCCGGCTGGACGTGACGTATGCCGATCCGGCGCGCGATTATCAAGAGAGCGTGCAACACGCGCGCCGCTTCCAGGCCGGGCAGCGGGCGCGCTCCCAACGCGAGGTGCGCACGCCGGTCATTCTCAGCGCCGACCAGGCCAAGCAGCTCGCCGAGCAAAGCCTGGCGGAAGCCTGGGTGAGTCGCAGCACGTACAAGCTCGCCACGCCCTACCGCTGGAGCACCCTGGACCCTGGCGACGTCCTGGAGGTGCAGGCGAACGGCGCCACGTCCCTCATGCGGGTGCAGCAGATCCAGCACGGCGCCAATGGGATTCTGGAGATGACCGCCGTGGCGTATGACCGGCACATCTATACCGCGAGCGTCAGCGTCGGGGTGCTGGGAGATGCGGTCGTGAAGCAGACGATCACCATGAATGCGCCTACGGTGCTCTTTCTCATGGACACGCATCTCTTGCGCGACGTGGACGAGGGCAGCGGCTACTACATGGCCATGGCCCCGCAGGGCAGCGGGGAGTGGAGTGGTGCGACGGCTTTTAGTTCGCTCGACGGGCAGGCCTGGCGCATGGAGGACACCATCACCAGCGCCGTCAGTTACGGCGGCGCCACCAGTGTGCTGGCGGTCGGTTCGCCGTATGTGATTGACTACGGCCATACCGTCGATATTCGTATGGCGCGCGGCACGCTCAGTAGTATTAGTGAACTGGAGATGCTCAACGGGCAAAACGCTGCGCTCCTCGGCAACGAAATCGTGCAGTGGCAAACCGCCACGGCGCTCGATGCCACGTCCTGGCGCCTCTCGAACCTGCTCCGCGGGCGGCGCGGGACGGATTGGGCCATAGGAACACATCAGGTGGGGGAGCGCTTTATTGTCCTGGCACCGACGCCGCTGCGCCGCGAGCAGATGGGCCTCTCTGAAGTGGGGGCAGCGCGGGCCTACCGCGCCGTGACGAATAATACCGATATGCTTGCGACCTACGCGCAGTCGTTTACGAATACGGCCCTGGGGCTCAAGTGCTATAGCCCGGAGCATGTGACCGGCACCCGCACCACCGGCAATGACCTGACGATCACGTGGAAGCGACGCACGCGCCTGGGTGGACAATGGGCCGACGGGCATGACGTGCCGCTGGGGGAAGCGAGTGAGCAATACTCTGTGGATATTCTCGATGGGGCAGACATCGTGCGGACGATAGACACCACGGTGCAGAGCGCCACGTATTTGGCGAGCGAGCAAACTACCGATGGCCTGACACCTGGTAACCCTGTGACGGTGACCGTCTACCAGCTTGGGACCCTCGGAAGAGGCTGGCCGACAACCGCCACAGTGTAGGAAGGGAAGAATGAGTGAAACACCACGGTTAGATTTGCCCTATATTGCCGAGAGTCAATACCAAAAAGCCACGACACATAATCAATCCCTCGACCGGCTTGACCTCCTGGTGCAATGTAGCGTGCTGGACCGCAACCTCTCGACACCTCCCGGCGCACCGGCCCTGGGGGACGCCTACATTGTCGGTCCCGCGCCCACGGGCCTCTGGTCTGGCCACGCGAATCACCTGGCGCTCTACGTCTCGAGCCAATGGGAATTCATTGCGCCCTTACCGGGCTTCCAGTGCTGGGTCAATGATGAAGCCGTGCAGGTGTACTGGTCAGGAACGGCGTGGGTCATTGTGAGCGCCGGGGGCGGTGGGGCGACGACATGGCTGGCCTTAACCGATACGCCGAACAGCTACGCGGGCCAGGCGGGGAAGGCCGTGCTGGTGGCCGCCGGGGAAACCGCCCTGGAGTTCGGCACGACGGGTGGCGGGGCCCCACCTGATGCCACGTACATCACGGCCACCAGTAACGGGGTACTGACGGCGGAGCGGGTGCTCACTGACAACACCCAGGTGACCTGGGACCTCACGACCGCCGGGCAGGTTGGCGCCCAGATTGCCGCGCATGGCGTGGCACTCGGCAAGCTGGCGCAAATCCTCCCGGCTACGCTGCTGGGCAATGGCGATGCCACGTTGGCCGATGTGCGCCCCATTACGCTGGGCGCCGGGCTCACCATGACCGGCGATATTCTCAGTGCCACCGGCGGCGGAGGTGGCAGTTACACCGATGAGCAGGCACAGGATGCTGTAGGTAGCATCTTCACCGACAGCGCCACGCTGGATTTCACCTATGATGATGCCACGCCGAGCCTCACGGGCAGCGTCAAGGACGCGAGTATCACGGAAGCCAAGTTGCTCCTTGCCGATGTCACCACGCTGAACGTCTCGACGACGCAGCACGGGCTCGTGCCCAAAGCCACGGGTGTCGCCACGCACTACCTCGATGGCACGGGCGCCTGGAGTACGCCAGCGGGCGGCGGCGCCGGCGGGACGGTGGTCGGCGCCATGGTGACACGCACGTCCTTTACCAGCGGGCCGACGAGTACGAACATCGCCGTCTCCTGGAATACCGAGGTGCGTGACGACGCGAATTTCTGGGCGAGTACGCCCAACCCGACGCGCCTCACTATCGCCACGGCTGGATGGTATACGGTCACGGCCTCGATCAACTGGGACAATCCCACCACGGGCGGACGCTTTCTCTATGTGCGCCTGAACGGCAGCACGATCATTGCCGAGCAAGCCACCAACGGCATGGCCGATCTGCGCCAGAATATTGCCGTGACGCGGTACTTTGCGGCGAGTGATTACGTCGAGATTGTGTTCTTTCAGAACTCCGGTGGGACCATCGATCTGGACAGCGCCATGGCCTCGATCATCAGCGAGTTCGGCGCTGGGGCGCCCGCGACCACGTTTCTTCTGCTCACCGATACGCCTGCCGCCTACAGCGGCCAGGGCGGCAACCTGGTGACCGTGAACAGCGGCGCCACGGCGCTGGACTTTACGCCGATGACGGCGGCCGGCCGCGCCCTCCTCGACGACGCCGACGCCGCGGCGCAGCGCACGACCCTGGGCCTCGGCACCATGGCCACGCAGAACGCCAACGCGGTGGCAATTACGGGGGGGACGATAGCGGGCGTCTCCACGATAGACTCAACGGCAAATATTACGGCAGGAGGATCGTTTGTCAAAGCCAACGTGGCAGGCGATAGCAATATTGCGCTGTATTCGACGCTTGCGTATGCTGGCGGTACTTATCGCTGGTTTCTGCGGCATGATGGCGATGCGCCCTCCTATTTTGGTGGCACGGTGCAGGTGGCGACCGGGATTGGACGCAATAGAGCGCCAGCGTCGACGGTTGGGCTGTATATCGACTATCTCAAAGCCTCAGAGTTTCCGATTGTGCTCCATCCTACCGATAGTGATGCCAACAGTAGTGCTATCCTCTTCCAGAACGTTGCAAACAGCACCGTAGGCTCTATTGCGACAACGGCCAGCGCGACGGCTTTCAACACGTCGTCAGACGCCAGGCTGAAACGCAACGTCCAGACCCTCACCGGCGCGCTGGAGCGCGTGCGGGCGCTGCGGCCGGTCAATTTTAAGTGGAATAGTACAGATGAGCTAGATGAGGGCTTTTTGGCCCATGAGCTACAGCAGGTCGCGCCACGGGCGGTGACGGGTCAGCCTGATGAGGTGAACGATGACGGGAGTATCCGCCCACAGCAAACGGACGCCTCGAAGCTCATCCCCCTGCTCACGGCTGGCCTGCAAGCCGCGCTGGCGCAGATTGACGCATTGACGGCGAGACTCAGCACACTCGAACAAGCCCTGGGGGCTTAGGAGACACACATCATGCCGATGAGCCAGTTGGAGAAAGACACGCTTAGCAAGGAATTTGCTGTCTGCAAAACGATTCTGAACGATTTGTTTCCCAAGCTCCAGGCGCTGCAGCAGATTTACGATAGTGCGGGCGGCGTCAAGGAAACCTTAACGCAAGCCGAAATGGACGAAGAAGCCGCCTTGAGCGGCTTGACGAAAACCCAGATGGATGATGGCTCGTATGTGTTAACCACCACGCTGCTCCCGGCGATCACGGCGGGCTATGGCCAGCTCGCGCAGCTCGCGGCGCGCTTTTTATGATAAGCGTCTTGCTGGTCCTGGGGCTGGCGGCCTTTATCGTCACGATCATGGCCGCGATGAACCGCACACCGCTGTGGATCGCAGTCCTCGTCCTGACCGTGATCGAGCTGTTGCGGGCGCTCCCGCTTGGGCGCTGAAGGAGTGCTGCGTTGGGACCATCCGATGCAAAGCACTGGTACGACGTGCTTTTGCCCATGGCGCAGCAAGGAGGGCCGCTCCTTACCCTCGTGATGGCCATCCTGTTCGCGGGAAGTCTGTGGTGGGGGCTCGGCATGCTGCGCGAATGTGTCAACCGCAACCATGTGCTCAGCGAGCGTCTCATTACCCAACAGGAGAAATTTCACCAGGACGTGCTTCTCAGGCTGGCGCATTGCCCGCCGGTCGGAAAGGAATAAGCGTGCACACCCCTTGTCGTCGTCTTGTCCGTCTCCTCCTGCTGCTGCTGTGCCTCCTGCTCCTGCCGGCGTTCGTCCAGGCGCAGACCCCTGCCACGTGCACGCATTGGGCGAGTCCTACTGGTGGAGGGAATGCGTGCGCAGAGGCGAGCCCCTGTACGTTTGCGACCTGGTACGGGCAGCACGCCGGGCCTGGGAAGGTCCTGTGTTTGCTCGATGGCTCCTATCGTGGCGACGCCCATATGCTGTCGTTTTCTGGGGCAAGCGGCACGGCGGGGAATCCCATCACGGTGCGTGCCCTCCATGACGGCAAGGTGCTCCTTGACGGCGAATTTCAGCGGCGACCGCTTGATTGCAATGCATCGTATATTACCGTGATAGGACTCGATGTGCGCAACGGCAACGACACCACGGCGGTCGTGCGGGGCGAGCACTGCACGGTGCAGCGCGTCATTGCCTGGGCCACGCCGCCCGCCGATGGGGCCATCGAAAATATCTGGGATGTCGGCGGGAAGCACAATCTCCTCGAAGACTTTGCCGGATGGGGTTTCGCTCGAAAAATTTTAGCCATCGGTGCGCGGGGCGGCAACGGACCGAATACCGCCAGACGTGGCTGGACAGAGCACAACGGCGCCCCGGTCGGCAGTGCCGAGGGCAATCCCACTGAAACTGCCGAAGTAGGGTATAACCAGTCAAATGTGACGTTTGAGAATATTATTGCCAGGCGCAATATTCTCAGCTCGACGACGCAACCCGAAGCCGCCTTGCACGCCTTTAGTACGCACGGGAGCGCGATTCTGGGTTCTATTGCGTTTGTGGCTGCTGCCGATCATTACGACACGACCACGCTCCTCAACGTCGTGCCGGAAGCGGGGAGCCATGAAGGCTCAGGCTTTGTCACCTCGCACATGCTGGTGCAAGACGTGCTGATGTTTGCCGAGCAATCCCACGGCACTATGAAAGGCTATCAGATCGACGGTGGGTCAGGCTCGACCGGCAATGTGGCGAAGCGGCTGCTCGCGGTCGCGCCACAACGCAGCGCCTGTGGCGGGGCAGGGTGGGCGTGTAGCGAGCTGTACGATGGCACGACGCTGG